GTTCTCCACGGCTGGCATGTCGAAGTCGCGGCGTGCCTCGTTCACGGTGCAGAGTCCCGACTGCATCTTCAGTTGTGCCACCTTCGCACGGCGTTCGGGGTCCATCACCATCAGCGGGTCTTCGCAGATGTGGATGTCGCGGGTGCCGTAGTCCTTGAAGCCGATGAGCTTTCGCGCAATCTCCTTCTCGTTGCAGGTCTTCTGCGGCAGGATGGTTCGCGTGTGGAACTCCATCGTGGCGTTCTGGTAGTCGTTGTAGTGGCTGTTGGTATCGAGCATCAAGAGCGGACGGGGCACGCCCCAGAAGCGGGCGATGTCGTCGTAGGTCATGGCTGCCTGCTCTATCATCTGCATGTCCTGGGCGGTCATGCTGGTGGGCGTGAACTTGTCGAGCCCTCGCAGGCTCACGATGTCCTGCTGGTACACCTCGTTGTTGATCTCCTTGGCGTACTGCTTCGTCTGCTCAGGGTCGTACATGCCATTCGATATGGGCGTGTAGCCTGCCTGCGGTGCCTGCTCCGAGATAAAGCCCTTCACGCGACCACCCTTGGCGGCGGTGTCGAGAGCCTGCTTCGAGAGCGTCTTGTTGAGGGTCAGCGTGTCGTAGGCATATTGAATGGTGGGGATGCCCCAGCCGTTCGGGTAGCGGAACGTGTTGGCGAAGTGCAGCACGTCCTTTGCGGGCACGTTGGTCCTGGTCATGTAGCCGCGGTCGGTCAGATAGACGATGCTGGCATAGGTGGCGGTGTTGATGTTGTAGCCGCAGGTCTTGATGAGCCACAGAGCCGACGGGAAATCGAACTCGTCGCGCTCGATATACACGAAGGCATTGCCCTTCATGTGGCGGTTGATGTCCACCATTCGCCACAAGTCGGGAGCCGTCATGATAGGGTTCGGCTCTTCCTGCAACAGGTAATTGATGCGCCGTCCCAGTCCGCGCATGTCGGGCACGAAGTTTCCGCCCTCGAAGTCCTTCTTGCGGTACTGCACGGGCATGACGGCCATTGTGTCGCCCAGCAGTTTAGTGGCGCGATAGACAGCCGACACGGTGCAGGCTGTTTCCGGGCTTCGGGCATAGACGATGCGCTCCTGGTAGGAGCCACCCTTTACCTCCGGCTCCGGCGGCATGGTCGATGAGGGCACACCTGGTGTGGGTATTGCCTCGCGTTTCCTCACGCGGAACAGGTTTGCAAAAATTCTATCCATAATTCATTTTATTATTCGGTGAATTCCACGCCGAGGTTTACCATCCGCTCCTTGATGGCGTACTTGTATTCTGGAAGCACGGCGGAGATGCGGTTGTGTATCTCGTTATAGTGGGGCTTATTGATGTCTGCCAACGGCAGCACGGTGGCAACCTGTAACCCGTAGGCAATGTTACAGTCCGACGCACATCTGAATGTCTTACCGGCTACGAGTGCGAAGGCGAACTGCCATGTCTCATCATCGGTAGGACATACCGACATATAGAGCTCGCGGTCGAAAAACCGCTTGTCGGTGAAGGTGTCGACGGGGTATAGCGTGCCAGGGCTGCCGCTGGCTGGCTTCAACAGCTGGCTGACCTCACCAGGCTTCGATAAGGGCCACCCCTCTACACGTTCCTCGATGATGCTGCCGAAGGCATCGAAGCCCACTCGACCGATGCTCTGCCCGTAGATGATGTCGGTGGGGTGCTGCATGTGGTCATCAATCATCGTCTCCAACCAGCCCTCCGCCTCTCGGATGTCGTCGTCGACAACGATAATCGCAGCATCGCCGTATTGTTTCAGCGTCGGCATGAGTTTTTTGTGTGGCTTTGTGTTGCCACAGTCCCATATCACCTCAACGCCGAGGGCGGCCATCTCGTTGAGCAGTGGTACTACTGACGGGCGGCTGCATATAGCGTCGTAGTGCTCCACGTCGGTCCATTCCATGCTTGACAAAACGAGCACGAGATGCACGTCGACATCATCCCTTCTTAGCTGACTTCTTTGGCTTGCTATTTCGCGCATCGCCTTGACCGCGCCCTTCCACCTCGGTGGCCACGTTGTCATGCTGATTACTATCTTCTCCATCGCTCTCTTCTTTTTGTACGGCCTCCCATTGTGCGAGGTCGCGGGTGATAATACTCTCTTCGATAATGCTGCCAGTGTATCTTGACAGGAGTGCATAGCCCTCCTCGGCTTCGAGCCGGTAGATGCCCTGGGCGAGTTCTGTTGTTTTGATGTGTTCCATATTGTTTGTTATTATTGATTATTCACGAGCAGTTGTGCGTGGAATTGTATCTCGTTGTCCTGACGCTGTTCGTGAAAGGTGTCACCGAGAATCTGATAGGTCTTGCCCTGATAGACAATCCTGCTTCGGTCGGTGACGATTGTGTTCCAACGCATCCGCACCATGATGACACCGTACACGTCGAGGGCACCGGCGTTCATCGCCTGTTTGCCTTTTGCCCACGTCACGTTGGCACACACTACACCAGCGGTCTCGAACTCGATGCCTGCACTGTCGAGCCCGAACTTCCCGCGCTCAGCCTCCTTGCGGTTGAGAATGGTCACGCGTTCGCGTAATAGTCCTGTTGAATATCCCATATCATTCAGTCGTTATATTCTCCAACTCCCTGTACTCAGCCCTGAGAGATTCATCCTCCACCTCCTCAAAGTCTTCTGGCACATCGTCGTGTGGCACGTCTAACTTCACGCCGCCAATATACCAGCTCTTGCCGAGGTATATCTCATTACCGAACAGTTCTCCACTCTCTTTACGGCGGAATACTTTACCTTCATCAGCCGTAATCTTGTTACCTTCTATCTTCATAGTCATTCTGTTATGTCGTCAACCATATATTGTGCAAGTGAACTCCAGTTTGTTGTTCCTTGATAGGTCTCCAGCGTTCCTTGTGGGACATGAATCGTGAAACTGTCTGTCGGGAAACCAGAGAATGTATTAGAATTGATAGTCGGAGGGGTCGTAGGCTTCATATAGAGGTCTTTCAACATGATACAGTTATGAAAGCATTGACCACCAATACTCGTCACTGTCGATGGGATGGTCATATCCTTCAATGTATAACACATTGCGAAGACCATGTCACCAATCGTCAACAGCCCTTCGGGAAGGTAGATGCTCTTAACTTTGTAACAATATCTGAAAGCATATTTATTGATGGCAGTCACTCCGTCAGGAACGACTATCACTTGTGCTGAACAACAGTAATCGGCAAGGTCGGCTACAACAGAGGTCTGACCACTTGGCAAGAGAATACGGTCAACATTATTGCAGAAATACAATATTCTCGAAGAGATATTGGCAATACCCTCCTTGAAAACCACACAGCGAATTGATGTACCAAGATACAACGCCTCATACCATTTATTTCGTATAAATAAAGCCTTTAATTTGACAGGATAACCGCCTTCAATAGAATCAGGACTGATTAGCTGGTAACCAGTAGCCTTCTCAAGGTTCAGACCTTTCAGCATGTATGTCCTGCCGCCATTACTTCTGCCATAGTGTAATGACACCACCTTGTTACAGAGGTAAATCGGAAAAGTATTTCCTGTATAACCAAAAAGGGTATGATCTCTTCCAATATAACCGCTCTTCACATTATAGACAATAGTGTAATCTCCAGCATTGGTATATATATGTGTAGCGTAAATAGTGTTCGCAGACCCTGTAACAGTATCTTCCTGACCGTCACCCCAGTCTATCACAACTTCACAAGGCCATCCTCCTACATTCGTGGTAATCTCATCTCCAGCATCTACCCTTATCGTCACCCGTGTTTTACCGTCAACAGTATCATACAAAGCCATTACATCACAGTAGTTGTACTTGCTGACATAGTTCTTTACCTCCGCAAGTGTGTGCGACCATTCCGTAAACACCAACTCTTCATGTGTGGCAGGGTTGGCAGGCATGGCATCGAGAGCAAGGAAATCTTCTTTACTCATTCCCAATAATTGCTTACCGTCATAGTCGAAGAATCTCACGGCATCATCTGTGTATGGCTCATCCTCACCACCTCCTCCACTCGGAATGTCAAGAATCTTCTGTGCATATCCGCTCAACGGGGTAGAACCTACCTCCACTCCCTTCTGTTCGATGGCATCCTTGATGTCAGCCTTGCTGCCAAGAATCGCTTGTAATTTCTGTGCTGTCGTTCCCATTATATCACCTCCCCATTTATTTCATCAAGAATTGTGTCAATATCTCCCACAACACCATCCACATACGTCTTCACACCTGCGCCGCTCACAGGATTAGTGCTGCCTGCTATCACGGACTGGTCTACCGTAATAGGCTTCTGTTCCTCTTCGGGGTATAGCCGACCACCTGTGGAACTGATAGTTCCAGACAAGTGCCAACGATTTCCTGACATGGTGCTCGCGGCATGATAGAAACAATAGAATGAATTATTCAAGTAAGTAGGAATAAGTGCAAAGCCCGTGGTGTGGCTGTTCAGACTACCCGTCAGAACTGGCACCTTTCCTGCATCCCACACAGTCTTCAACGCCGTGTAGACTGTGGCAGGCACCTTGTAATAGGTCTCCGTCTGGTCGAGGTAGAGCAGACCAGCGTCTACAACCTGGTAGGCTGTCGACAGCCCCGTAGGAATCTCCACGTTACCACTGCCGACAATCGACTGCCCGTTGATGGTCTTGATGTTTTGACCGCTGACCAACTTATCTTGGAAGTCGGTAACGTAGATGTTGTGACCGCCGTGCGTGGTCTGTGCCTGTGCATAGAGTATCGACTGCTTGAACTGGCCTGCACCAATATACAAGTTCACCACTGCGCTGCCATACACCTTGTAGTCGGTCCCGCCACCATTCTCGTAGGGCTGCACCACCAACGGCATGGCATAATAGACACCAGAAGAAACGCTGCCGAACAGCACGGGAATCTTCTTTGCATTATACGCAGCAACCGCATCATTGACCCAGTTCGCATTGTCCACCGTCGCCCTGTCGCTGCTATCCACCGCCGTGATGTTACACTCGATGATTTCCGTGCCCTCAAGAATAGCGGGCTTGTTCTTGATGTAGGCCGGGCTGTCGTGGTCGGTCTCGGTCCAGTCGGCCTGCACGTCACCACCACCGCCACTACCAGCAATCACTATCTCCGCATCTACCTCATAGGTTGGTTCATAGATAATGCCGTCTTGCGGCAGCCAGCCCTGCGTGGTCAACTCGACAACCTGGAAAACAACAGGCACAGCAAACCGCCACGGCTCACCGCTCCATTCTCCCGTAAACTCCACGCCGTAGATACCTGCGGCATCGTTGCCGTTGAAGTGTATTACGGCCACGTTCTGGTCGATGATGGTATATTCTTTCTCGACGCTCGACGTGCCGTGCGTGACATTTAACACCGCCTCGCTGGTCAGCGCGAAGTCGTCGATGACAGTACCGTCAATCCGGCGGGCCACAACCGTGACAGCCACGTTGAAGGCATTACCGCGAACGGGGCGCGGCATCTTGTTATGATTACAGCAATTCATATTGTCAACTTCATGTAGGGTTTGATGAGTAAATCAAAAGAATAGGGCACGCAGCTCATATTCTGAGGCGAGATGGGCGAACGCTCCTTGTACTGATTATCAACCAACAGCAACGCCGCGCGACGTAGCGGGGCGGGCACCTTGCCGTAGATGCAAAGCACCTCGTCGAGACTGCGGTTGATGAGGTTCAAGACCGTATCTTCTGCCGCCTCGCCGTAGTCTTCGAGCAGTTCCTGCTCCCATGCCGCCTGCTCATCGTCGAGCCGTAGCTGTTGTTTGATTTGCGTAAATGTCAGAAAATTCATAAAACAGATATTGTATTACAATAAACCCCCGCAATCACTGCGAGGGTTTACCCTGATAATCAATATCACTTAAAATCAATGTATGAAGAAAAATTCATGTCAAAGGTCCCGTACCCTGCCACGAGAAGCCACCTTGTACGAGCGTGCCCTTCGCTCCCTGCACCGAATACTCGGTACATATTGCCTGACCGGTCACGCGGTCGGTGGGGAATCCCGACAGCGACATCTCCAACGTGTAGACCTGTCCCACGCGGGCCACGCTATTACGCAACGGGGTAGCCAGCAGCGTCGCCCCATTATTCAGATAAAGCTGTGTCTCTGCACGTCGCCCGCCTACATTCAGGCATATTGCACCCGTGCCTGCCGCCGGACCGCCGATAATGGTCAGGGCGTTGTTGTTCATCAGCGTCAACGGAATTGGTGATGCATCTACCGAGAAGGCTGTGCCGATGGCTGTGCGTAGGGCTTCGGTCATGCCGTAGGCATCGTAGCTCACCAGGGCATAGAGTCCCGATGATATTCCCGTCAGTCGTGTGGTGAGCGTTGCACACGCGCTGTCATCGTTCCAGGTGTCGAAGGTCTCAACGTCTGTCGGTGCATAGGGTGCCGTGGCCGACAGCGTGATGAGCGACAAACCGCGCGATGTTACGTTGACCGACTCACCGCCAGCCGTCACCGATGACACTCCCGTAATCGGGAACACACGCTGCGTCAACTGGCTCTTGGCTACGATGTGCCCGTCGTACCGCTCGTCGAGCAACAGCAAGTGATTGGTGTTGACACTCCACGACATCCGCTCAGGGATGAAGGTTCGATATTTCCCTTGTGTGGGGCTGCTGACCTCCAACGTGTCGCTTTGAACTTTGAGCGAGCACGATTTGGCGGCGGCGATAACCGAGCCGTTGGCGGTCACAATCAGGTCTTTTCCTTGAATAATCATATTATCAATATACTGGTGAAGATTGAAGCGTTAGGCGGTATTCGTCGTCACGCGGATGGAACTCTGCGGCGATATACCTCCAGTTCATATTCGCATAGTTGAACTTAATGTTATAGGGATGCGCTGGCATGGTCCCCAGGCGGAAGGCCGCTTGAAGCCTGCGCTGCTGTTGGAAGAGGTAGGGGTATATTCCCGACGGAACGGAACGATTCTCGATGTCAATTTGTCCGATACAATAATGATACATCGTAATGGGCATGTCCACAGACCCCTCGACATCGCTATTATTATCGCCGCGTATCTCATCGTAATCGACGTTATATACCTTGTATTTCGCGAATCTTCCTTCAAAGACCTCAAAGCCAATCCTCTCGATTGCATATACTTCGTTGCTCTGGAATCCATGTCCAGACTGCACAGATGGCAGAGTCAATGAAACCGTCAGAGGTTCTGTCGAGATTGGGAGAATAACACCTGGTGCATACGGAAGGTAGATTGAAGCGACACCTGTCCCCGTCTTCTTGTCGATAGTAATAACCCCGCTTTCGTCGATTGAAGCATTATACACCCGATATCCGAGGTAGAGGTTGTTACTTCGTTCGACATTTGCAAGACTCTTAATATCTACACCCCACGTCATTTCAATTTTCAGATTAAAACCGAAATATAGGGGATGTTCGTAGAATTTAAGCTGCACCAGCTCAAGACCAACCTGCCAACTGTTAGAAGGTTGGATTAGGATGCGCTCTTGTAGCGGAGCCCCTGGGTTTTCCTTTTTTACCGTACCGAAAAACGTGCCGTCTGACTCACCACAATATGACAGATACACCCCAGGCGTTATTGGTCGGCCAACATCCGTATATAACTGACTCCCCTGCGTGTTCAACATGCCACCAGCAATCTCAGGACATGCGGGTTTCAGCCATACGGCGATATTCTGATTGCTAATCACATCGCTCACATACGTCGAGTGATTATATGGTAAGACAAAACTATTCATATCGCGAGATGTGTAGTTCAGCGTGAGCGACTTCAACGGCTGTATGCTGGTCATCACAGCCGAGTCATCTGCGAACGTGAAATAGTCTTCGAGGGCCGCCTCCGTGTTTCCCATGACAGGCTGCACACCTTCGGTCTCCTGCG